AGTGTACGCTGCCTGAGTTCCACAGGTGAGACCCTGACGGTCGTCGAGGGAGCGTCCGTTTTCACCATTGCAGAGATTCTGAACGAGGGGATCTACGCCGCACAGAAAGGACCTCAGGGACCCGCCGGTCCGATTGGCCCCGCTGGACCGCAAGGATCTGCCGGCCCCGTTGGCCCGACCGGTGGCCAGGGACCTCAGGGTGCCGTCGGCCCTCAAGGTGTCATGGGACCTGCTGGTCAACCGGGTGCAGGTTTCTACTTCCAAGGTGTTGTCGCAACCCCCGGAAACCTTCCCCCCTCCGCCGACCAGGGCGACGCCTACACTGTCACCTCCACCAACACTCTTTGGATTTACACCGGCACACAGTGGGTCGATGCAGGGGTCATTCAAGGACCGCAAGGAGTCACGGGTGTGCAAGGACCTGCTGGCCCCGCCGGAGCGACTGGCCCCGCCGGTCCTCAAGGGCCGAGTGGATCTCCTGGGGCAACAGGCCCTCAAGGAGCGACCGGCCCACAAGGCCCAATCGGGCCTCAAGGCCCCACCGGAGCGGCGGGCGCCCAGGGACCAGCGGGTGCGACCGGATCGCAAGGACTGACAGGACCACAAGGACCAGCAGGACCTGCTGGAGCGACTCCGAATGTGTACACATACACGTGGAACGGCCCGCTGACCCCAAACCCCTCTGGACTGGGCCCAGCTTTCCAGTTTATGCCCGGCATCCCCGTCTCAGGATACACCATCACTGGGGCTCTGTCGTGGGAGGGAGACACGGGGAATGGATACGGAACCTTCGCGCCATACTTGAACATCGTCAATGGTACCACCGGGTACAACAAAACGTTCACAGGAACCGTGGCAAACTGGAGAGTCATCAACTACATGCAGTATCCCACCACAGGGGTTGTTTGTGCCGGAGACGACAACATGGTGATCGGCGGCAGCACACAATTTTTCTTCAACTACCAAGGTTCATTTAGCAGCGTCAACGTGGCTACTGCCACATATCAAATCGTTCTGACATACTGGTAATGGCAGCAATTCCCCAAAACCTCGGGGTTCCAACTGGGACCGTCATGTGGTCAGCTGCTGCTGAACCGCCGGTGGGGTGGCTGGTGTGCGACGGTCGGTCTGTCACTGTGACTGACCATCCGGCTCTCTACGCCTACATTGGCAACACTTTTGGTGGTGACTCCGTCACGTTTGGCCTGCCGAATTTGGTGGGTCGTTTCATCGTGGGATCTGGAGATCCTGGGCGTGAGCCATTCACCTACGAAGATGGAGTCAACAAAGCACACCTTCACGGGATGAATGCGACTCAAACTCACACGCACGGCGTGACTGACCCTGAACACGAGCACCCCACATCCTCAGGTTCTCACTTCCACACCGCTACATCCAGTCACTCTCACGGAAACACCTCCGACCATATCCACTCCACATCGTACGGCGGGCCCAATAGCCCCTACAAATACGGTTTCTTCACCATGGACTATGCATTGTCCCCTGGTGACTGCCGTTTTCAGACCTACGCTCCCAACGACAACAGCGTCTACCAGCACTGCCCGCGATGGCGGGGGACTGACTTCATGGAGACTGTCTATCAGCAAACTGAGGATCCAAACTTCACAAACTCCACAGGCAAGACTGGCATCACGCTCGTCGCCCCCAATGTGACTGGGATTTCAATTCAGACCGCTGTTACAGGTGTGACGCTCGCGCTTCAGACCACCGGCATTAGTCTTGAGCCATCGCCGTCTAATTTGGTGACTGACCCCTTTGGTGTAGTCGGCGGGCCCCGCCCGTCAAACATCGCTTTTCTGCCGATAATCCGAACCTAACATGCTACCAACAAACGTTCGCATCACATCGGCTCGCTACGCAAATCCGCAGAATAGCCTCGTGTTTGTTCTGCTCAGCGATGGTGAAACCTGGTATGTCACTCCAAACAATGGGTCTGGACAGGCCAATGTTTTGGCGCAGTGGTTGCAAAGTGGCGGCAAAATCGGTCCCTATGTCCCTCCCGTTCCCGGTGGAGTTGTCCCAGCGGGATCCCTGATTTGGTATGCGAGTTCTAGAGTGCCAGCTGGATATCTTCTTTGCGACGGGCAGGCGGTGAAACGCCTGCAGTATCCGAGTTTGTTTGCCGCGATCGGTACTACATTCGGTCCGGGAGACTACCGCTCAACATTCAACCTCCCTGATCTGCGAGGAAAAATGGTGAGAGGGTGGGGTCCAGTGAATTCGCTAGACCCTCAACGGGCATTCGCAACTGAACAGGAAAGCGCCTTAGGAAAACACCGTCATTCGACCACTGACACTGGACACACTCACGGTGTGAATGACCCGGGGCATCTGCATCCAGTCGATGATCCAGGCCACGTTCATGGTGTGAACGATCCCGGACACGCGCATCCGGCCGCAGCTGACCCCGGCCACCAGCACAGTATCAAGATGTACGAGAGCAACGTGGCTTTCCCGGCAATCCAGGACGGAACCGCTCCCGTGATTATCTACCCGTACTACACGTATCTTGAGCAGTTCCTACCTAACTACGGCTCATACTCGCCTGTCACTGACATCGCCTCTGCGGATCTGACCGTCAATCAGGGCTCCGCGAATGTCCTCACCGCTGTTGGCGAAGCGAACGTCTCAGACGAATTAGACCCGACATTTATCACAGTAACTCCCGCAACCACCAACATCACCGAGACAGATCTTCAGGGCGGCGTGCGTACTGAACCCGCCAACTTGACCCTACTGCCGTTCATTCGCTACTGACATGGTGCCAATCAAACTCGCACAATACGCAGATCAGGAGAAAACACTGCACTTTGTCCAGTACACGGATGAGACACACTCATTTGTAGACATTAGTGACAGCACAATGGAATCCGCGCAACTGCGGAGTTGGATCCAAGCGGGTAACACTGTTGGGGAGTTTGCGCCGGTCATTTCAGGCGGTATCATCCCCATCGCCTCAATCATGTGGTTCTGTTCGCAGCGTCCTCCCGAAGGGTATCTGCTTTGTGACGGTAGGGAAGTTAGTCGCGTTGAATACACCCAACTCTTCAGAGCGATAGGCGAAACATACGGGTCTGGTAACGGTGTCTCCACATTCAATCTTCCAAATCTCGTAGGAAGATTCTGTCGAGGCTGGGGGACTCTCAATCCACTGGATCCCGATCGCCAATTCGGTTCGTATCAGGAAGACGCTCCCGGACTTCACAATCACAACTTGCCGGCTTTAACGCACACCCACTCTATCACAGATCCGGGACACATCCACGGCGTGACAGATCCGGGCCACATTCACGCCGTGAATGATCCGGGCCACAATCACACGGTGAGTGATCCCGGGCACCAGATGTTTATCACAGAGCCTCTCACCCACCAAGGCTGGCTCTATGCCTTCTCCAACCTCAACCCAGGTTGTATCCGAATGGACAGGCCTTCAGGTTGGTGGAGGATATCCAACTTCGTATTAAGCCCTGAGCAGGTGAACATGCAGGTTTTTACGAGTACTGCCAACGTGCGTCTGTCGAAAGCTCAGTCTAACGTGACTACCAACAATGCCGTAACTGGAATCACCATTGACACCGCAGAAGTCGACATTCCATTCACGGACATTGGTGGAGACGCTGAAACGCGCCCCGATAACGTTGCACTTCTGCCAGTAATCCGATTCTAGGGTAAAACTATTTCAACGCCGCCATCTCACTGCCGACAGCATGGCATATACTCCGTATAATTTTCCGGACCAACCCTTTGACGGCCAGATCTATCCCAACCCCCCGATTCCGGGGACGTTTCAGTACAAGTGGATTGCTGACAGACGTGTTTGGGTTCTGGTTTCTGGAGGTGTAACCCAGGTTCTGGGGAATGCACCGATCATCATCACTGGCACGGCCTCAGCGCCGACGGTCAACATCAGGCCAGCGTCTGTCACCCAGTCTGGGTCCCTGTCGGCCGCTGACAAGGCGAAGATCGACAAGATCCCTGAAGTTCCTGGCACCGTCACTCGCATCAACACTGGCACGGGACTCTCAGGAGGCCCAATCATCAACGAGGGGACAATCGCTCTCCGCCCTCCCTCCGGTCCTAACATCGGCGGTGTCAAGGCAGGAGCGGGTGTCATCATCCAACCCGACGGCACGCTCGAGTCCTCAGCAGGTGTGACAGAAGTCATCGCCGGTGTCGGGCTTGGCGGCGGGACCATCACCACCGCCGGAACGATTTTCCTCCGCCCACCTCTCGCCGGAAACATCGGGGGAGTGAAAGCCGGAAATAATATCACCATTCTTTCTGACGGCACGATCAACGCCGTTCAAGGCGGATCCGCGACGGGTGCTTTCTCGATTCTTGACGATATTTCGCCACTGTTTGATGGTGTGAGTGTTCAGTTCCCCATCAAGGTGCAGGGGAACGTTCAAACTGTCACTCAGCCCGCGAACCTCTTCCTCGCTGTTGGCGGTATTCTTCAGCCGTATCCGAGCTCGTTCATAGTAGTCAACAACGAGGCTATTCGTTTCTCCTTCCCGCCTCCGACTGGAGCGACCTTCAGCGGTCGGGTCTTCGTTCCCAACGGTCAGTCGTTCAACATCATTGATGACATCTCGTCTCAGTTCAATGGTGTTACTGTTACCTTTGCCCTGAAGGTTGGAGCGCAGCCCTACAGTCCATTCTCTCCCGCGTCCCTTTTCGTCGTTGTCGGCGGTATCATGCAAACCCCTGACATCGCCTACACACTGAGTGGGAGTAACATCACCTTCTCCACCGCGCCTCCTGCGGGGGCGAGCTTTAGCGGCCAAGTCCTAGGTATCTAACATGGCTGCTTTTAACTTCCCCTCAAACCCAACAGACGGGCAATTATATCCTGACCCGGCAGTGCCGGGCCAACAGCAGTACATCTACAGTTCGGCTAAAAGCACTTGGCAAACTATTTCCAATGCCGTTGGAAGAGTTTACGGCGTGACGCCAGTTGTAATCAAGGGGACGACACAAGCTCCCATTGTCACCGTTAATCAGGCGTCATCCACTCAAGCGGGCTATATTTCATCTACCGACTACGGCAAAATCCAAAGCATTCCGCCTGAGATCGGCACGGTCACTGAGATAGTTGCCGGTGCTGGCTTGAACGTGACAGCCGCCTTGGGCGATGACCTCCCAACCGCTGGTGCGATCACGACAACCGGAACACTCAATATCACTCCCGCTACAAGGACCGCAATCGGTGGCGTAAAAGTGGGTGCGGGCTTGAGCATTTTGCCCGACGGTACTCTCAGTGCTGGCGCAGGGACCATCCCGTATTTTGTCCTTGACAATATAGGCGGGCAATTTAATGATTTTACGACCTCCTTTGATCTCACCGATGGAGGCGTACAAGTTTTCCCCTCTGAACTCGAGGCAATTTGGATTTTTCTCGGCGGTGTTTTTCAAATGCCGGGCTTGGCTTTCACTTTTGTCAACGGACAGAGCACTATCACTTTCACTGAAGCCCCACGAATTGGAACCACTTTCTACGGAGTTGTCTTTAGCTAATGGCCTTAATCTTTCCTGTAAATCCATTTGACGGGCAACTCTATCCAGTTCCCGCCGTCGCCGGAACTCTTCAATACCAGTGGAGTGCGGCTTCTCAAGTTTGGCTGATTTATTCCCCCTTGGGAGTGCAGTCCGTCAGCGGAATTCTGCCTATCAGCGTCAGCAATGGTACTGAACAAGCCGTCGTCAGCATCGTCCCCGCCTCAATCAACACCGCCGGATCGATGTCCGCGGCTGACAAGGCGAAATTGGACGGCATCCCTGCGAATGCCGGTACTGGCACCGTCACCAACATCACCACTGGTCCTGGGCTTCAAGGAGGACCGATCACGACCACGGGTCAGATCGATCTCGCGCCGGCCACAAAGACCACCGAAGGTGGGGTGATCGTAGGCGATAACATCGACGTTTCCCCCGACGGCACGATCTCGATTCCAGCCGGTCGTTTCGGCATCACAAGCATCAACATCGGCCCTGGTTTGGTGGGCAGTCCCGCTCCGATCACAACCACAGGCACGATTTCCGCCGCTCTCGCCACTCGCTTGACCGTGGGTTCTGTTCGCATTGGCAGCGGCATCTCTGTGGCGCCCGACGGCACAATCTCCGTGGGTGGCAGTTTGGCGAACGTTGGCGTTTTGGCCTGGGCTTCTATCAGGATTACGAACAATACCGCTCCTCCTCAATTTCAGCTTCTTGAGGGGTTCAACATCTCGTCGATTGTCTGGGGTGCATCCACAGAGTCTCCTCGAGTTCGCATATATTTCTCACAGCCGCTGGTGAATGCGTACTACGGCTTTGCCTGGGGCGCCACTTCGTATCAGTTTGGGGGTTCCGGAGCTTTGTTCCAAGTCAACCAGAACATCACGGTTGGTTTCAAGACAGCCTCGTATGTCGATCTGCAGTTGCTCACCTTTAACACGACCAACTGGACAACTGGAACTGGAAATTTCCTTTGGAATGCCTGGTCATCGCTGAACTCGGCTCCTCTTACCGCATCATCCCATCTGTTTGAATTCGACATCGCAATCCTCGACACACAGAATTTCTGATCATGGACATCATCGTTTACGCGGATCCCGAAAATCCGGCACCCTCCAGACTTCAGGTGATGTACCCCGGTCTGGACACTCTTGAGGAGTCGGCATTCAAATATCTTGATCCATTTGGGATTGAGTATGTCATCGTTGACGACTCGGTGGTTCCCGATTCACCATACATCGCCGCAGCCCAAACTGTGGAGATTGTGTCCGGAGCCCCAGTTTTTGGGTGGGACTTCACCTACGCACAGCAGATCGCCACAGCATACAACGCCAGTTATTGGCAGATGCAGTACAATCAAGGCATTTACGGTCTCAGCATCTCAAACGAATATCAACTCAACCTCGCCATCGCCACACCTGAAGAGGACAGAACACCCGATCAAATTGCCGCTGTTGAGTTTCTGACAGGCATCAACGGTCTTCAACTGTCGGTCCAAGACTCGATCGACGCCGCAACCACAGGAGAAGAACTCATTACTATCCTGAGCCAACTCGGGTAAAATCATCTAGCTGAATGAAGAGATGGCCAACGCTTTCGTAAAAGCCCAATTCATGGATCCGCCTGGGGGCCCGAACAGTGCCTCTCCTCTTGGTGCTGTCAAAGCGGGGCAGGGGATCATCATCGCAGCAGACGGCACGATCAGCACCGCTGCCAGTGGTGGAACTGTCACCGACATTATTTGCTCCAACGGGATCCAGGGCGGTGGCCAAGGACCTCAAGTTTTTCTTTCTCTTCTGGCTCCAGCGGGCACGGCTCTAGGCGGTGTCAGGACGATCTCAGGAAGTGGCATCTCAATCGATTCGGATGGAGTCATTCGAAGTGTCAATAGTACTTCCATCAGTAGCGCCGTAGGACTAAACGTCACAGATTTTGGTGGCGGCGCATTCACCCTCAATCTCAAACCGGCTGGTACTGGAGTCTCACTCCTTGGGGGTGTGTTTGTTCCTCCGGCCGCCGGCCTCACTTTGGGGCCTACGGGCAGTCTGACTCTGACTCCCGCCACTGCCTCTACACTGGGTGGCATTAAACAGGGCTCGGGTGTGTCTATCACTCCCGACGGCACCCTCAGCGCCACTGGAACAGGCGGCACGATCACAGGCGTTGGTGTTGGCACCGGCCTCGGCGGTGGTGGAACTTTCGGCGCCGTCACTGTCTTCCTCAACCCGGCCACCTCCAGTGTCATCGGAGGCGTTTATCCAGGTGACAACCTCACAGTTGAGGCCGATGGTCGTCTCAACGTCATCGTCTCTCCTTCGGGTGTCCAAACCGTCACCGGAACTTCTCCGGTTGTCGTCACTGGAACGGCACCCAACCCCGTCATCGGTGTCAACACTGCGACGACTGCGGCGACCGGCATTGTTCGACTGGACAGTTCGACTAACTCGACGAGTGAGGCACTCGCCGCCACTCCTCTAGCGGTCAAGACAGTCGCTGACATCGCGAGCGCCGCGCTTTCGCGCACCGGCGGAACGATGACAGGCAACATCACCTTCGCCGGAACCCAGTCGTTCCCAGGTGTCGTCCCTAACACTTCCTTCACCGCGGCCGGTGAACTTCTCCTTGGAACTGGCGCTGCGTCTTACGCTCCTCTCCCTAAAGGCGCTGAGGGACAGGTTCTACTCGTAAGCGGTGGCGCGGTCACCTGGGGATCTCAAGTCTCCGCTGGCGCCCTTCCTCTCACCGGTGGAATAATGACCGGCGACATCACATTCGCCGGCACACAGACCTTCCCAGGTGTTGTGGAGGATTCCTCCTTCATTCAGAATGGAGACCTTCTCGTTGGCACAGGGGCGGGGACGTACTCCAACCTCCCAATAGGTTCTGACGGTCAGGTCCTGACCGTGAATGCCGGCACTTTGTCCTGGGCAACCGACGGTGGTGGTGGACTGCCTCTGTCTGGTGGCACTCTCACTGGAAGCATCACCTTCCAGGATGCCGGCGAAGGCATCATCTTCAATGGTGGTTCCTCCATCGTCTCGATCAGCAACTCTGTCAACACGTCCAGCTCCACAACTGCGGCGTCTTCTTCGGCCGTCAAGAGCGCCAATGACACCGCTGTAGCGGCTGAGGCGACCGCTAACGCTGCTTTGCCAAAAGCGGGTGGCACAATGACAGGCGCCATCACATTCGCCGCCGGTCAAACCATTTCTGGCTACATTGCCAACAGTCTTCTCTCCACGACTGGAGACGTTGTCTACGCTTCTGCAGCCAACACTCCTGCCCGTTTGGGAATCGGCGCCGCCGGTACGATCCTCGCCGTCAACTCCGGCCTCCCGGCTTGGAGAACGTCAGCTCAGCTCGGTCTGCTCACATCTGCCACCGCTGCCACCACCTACGCCCCTCTTGACTCGCCGGCTTTCACAGGCCCGATCACCGTCACCTCCGGTGGGTCATCTGGGTCAAATGCGATGACCATCAGTGGCGGAAACTTGGTTCTCGCGACCAGCTTCACGCCGCCGAGCTCCGCTTCCACCGGCAGTGTGGGTGAGCTCGCTTGGGACAACTCTGGATACCTCTACTTCTGCTACGCCCCGAATACTTGGGGTCGCGTTCAAATCGACCTGACTCCGTTCTGATAACTGATGGCTCAGCTAAACTTCCCTGACAATCCCATCGACGGGCAACTCTACCCGAATCCGTGTCCCTCGGGGGTGACTCAGTACAAGTGGGACGTGGCCTCAGGTATTTGGCGCATCGTGGGTGTTGCGACAGGGGTTGTTCCCGCCACTTATGGTGACAATGCCACAATCGGCCAATTCACGGTTGATGTCGCGGGGAACATTACTAATGCCACGAACATCCCAATCCGCCCAGCCAGCACCACAGCGTCAGGCATTGTTCAGTTAAGCGATAGCACAGACAATATCAGCATTTCCCAGGCTCTCACTGCCCGGGCTGGCAAGTTTTTGCAGGATCAGATCGGTAATCTCAACAACTGTACGGTTCCAAGTCACGCGAATGTTGTCGCTGCTCTGAATGACCTTCAGAATCAAAGCACCCAACTGCAGACGAACGCGATGATCTGGTGCGGCTACTACAATGCCGCAGAAGGAGACATCAACTTTGTCAGCATCACTGGTCAACGTCTTGGCTACATAGTCGGTCAAGAATTGCCTACTCCTGCAACGGGGAATGGCGGAGACTTTTTCATCGTCGTCGAGTCCGGAAACCCGTACGCCGCGGGCGACTTTAACGCACCCGACAAATACATCGAGGCGGGCAACTGGGTTATCTCAGAGTCGGTCAAATGGTCTGAAGTCAAAGCGAAAGGAAATCTGACCGCTTCTGACATTTCCTGCTTCACGATTCCCCCTCTGACCGCTAACAACGTTCAAGGGGCGATCACACAGCTTTCACAGCTTTTAAGAACTGGCGGCGTAGGCGGTGCCACCGTCAGTGTCAATCCTCCATCAAACCCGTATCAAGGCCAGCTGTGGTGGGATAGCGAACGTGGATATTTCTACATCTATTACCGTGACACCAACGGAGACCAGTGGGTCGAGATCGGTGGTGGTGGGTCAGATCTCCTGCAGGGGGGCGGAAGCGGGTCTGTCACACTGATTGACACGGGAGTGGGCCTCTCCGGAGGTCCCATCACCACAGAGGGGACCATCGAGCTCGTTCCCGCCGGCAGTACAACACTCGGCGGTGTGATTCCAAACCGCGGTTTCGACTACAACACAGGGACTGGTCGGCTGTCTGTCAGTCTCTCCGCAAATTACACGGACGCAAGCCCCGATATTGCTTTCAGCCAAGCGGGAGCCAATTCTCTCGCCGCACAAATTTCTGCCCTTTCTGGAGCCAACATTCTTGCCGGTACTTACAACGCTAAGACTGGCCTGATCAACTATGTCACACCGGCGGGCGTCGGGAAAGGCTTCAAAGTCGATCAGCCTCTTCCGCCTGCCACCCGTGACATTGACAACTATTACTTCATCGTCACCGTTGGAGGAAACTTCGGCCCAGATGGGGTGCAGCCGTCGGGAGCCGGCGACTGGTGGCTTGTCCAGGCGGACGAAAACACGCTGCCCACTTGGATACTCATCGACTTTGAAAATCTGGGCGCCTCTGCGGAGAACGTCACTGTCAAAGCGATCCCCGGAATCGAGTTTGCGACCAATGCCCAGACTGCTTTGGAGGCCATCGAGCTTCAAGTGCAGGATCGGCTTGAGTTCGTCGATCCATTGACTGACGGTCTGCAGGTGACCGTGACGTCTCCCGACCCGCAGGCGAATGACGGAACGAGACTCAAACTGGGCCTCGACTACGCCACTGTGGGCCAAAAGGGAATCGTTCAGCTGACAAGCGATCTCTCTGGTAGTTCTGAGACGCTGGCGATCACGCAGGCCGCTGGTACAGCGCTCAACTCGCGCATCAACGCGATCTCCGGGGCCAACATCCTCGCCGCCACCTACAACGCCAACACCGGAAGAGTGGCGAGTGTCACTCCAGCTGGCGCGTCGAACGGCTTTGTCGTTGGAGTCAACGCCCCTGAAGCCTCGAAAGTACGAGATAATTACTACATGATCGTCACCGTTGGCGGTGGCTTTGGACCTCCGGGCGCGGCGCTTCCTTCTGGGGGAGTGCAGCCTGGAGACTGGTTCATTGTAGAGAACGAGTCTCCTTACCCGGCCACTTGGATTGCTATCGATTTTGACAATCGGACAACCACAGCTGCTCTTGTCGCAGTCTCCCCCATTCAGGGACTCAGCGCTGTCGATGTTCAAGGCGCTCTCGGGCAGATTGAGGCTCAGGTTCAGGAGACACTCACCCAAGCCGTAAGCGGAAATGACGGGATCACGATTGCCGTGTCGCCTGTCAATGCTAATTTCGGCAACTCTCTTCAACTGACACTCAATCCCGCCACGCCCACTGACATTGGTGGTGTGTTCATTGCTCCGAATAATGGCCTGATTCTCTCTCAAGCGGGTGGAGTGGGACTGAGCATCGCCTCAAAAACCTCCTTAGGCGGCGTCAAAGCAGGTAGCGGAATTGACATTGCCAGCGACGGAACAATCAGTCTCGCGGCAGGTGTAGGCACTGTCACCTCGGTCAACGTTTCTGGAGGTAACACTGGACTTAACTTCGTAGGCGGTCCCATTGAGACATCTGGGACCATCACAGTTAACGGCACTCTCAACGTCGCGAGTGGCGGTACAGGCCTCAACTCACTGGGTTCACCCGGAACGGTCCTATCCAGCAATGGCACATCAGCCTCTTGGGACTACCCTGTCAGGAAAATCGATGATTTGTCATTCGACGGCTCGACCGCTGTTTTCCAGCTGACAATCGGTGGAACTCCAATCGTGCCCGCAAACAACTCTCAGGTACTCATCTGTCTGGGCGGCATCATCCAGAAGCCCGGCCCCAGCGACGCGTACGTTATCAACGGCCAAAATATCACCTTCTCTTCCGCTCCTCCGGCAAACACCCAGTTCTACGGCGTGTACTTCGGCTGAGTAGGGTAAAACACTACAAATGGATATTGTATTGAGCGTAGTATGGCCCTCAATAAAGCCCAATTGATGGAGGTGCCTGGCGGTCCCGGAATTACCGGTTCTGTCAAAGCCGGGTCAAATATCACTATTTCCCCGGATGGAACGATTTCCGCGGCCCCAGGCCTGGATGTTGGTTTCGGTCTCGTCAATAACAATCAGATCGCTAAGGTTTCGATCACAACTCGGACCAACACCCCAACAGTGGGAACTCTCCCCTCTGATGCTGTTGTTGGCTCCCTGTATTGGGACAACACTTTGGGTGCGCTCTTCATCTACTACAACAGCGGAACTGCGAGTCAGTGGGTTCAAGTAGCCGGTCTGGGTTGACGATACCATGGCGCTCGTATTTCCACCATCCCCATTAAACGGGCAGACATACACATCACCTGACACGGCTGCCATCTATGTTTACAGCACAGCGGTCGGGGCGTGGCTGATTCAGCTTGGTCCAGCGGGTCCGTCTGAGATTCCTGCCGGAGCGATTTCAGTGGCTACTCAACCCTCCGCTCCTGTCGGGTGGGTGCAAGTGTCGGACACGAAATATAATGACGCAAGTATCCGCCTGGTGACCGGCGCCGGTGGTGGTTCCGGCGGTACCAAGACTTTCATAACACTTTTCTCCCCCACATCCACATACACTGGTGCCATCACCATCACAAGTGGACAGGTGGGTGGAACAACTCTCTCAGAAAACCAACTCCCCAGTCACCAACATTTGGTGACGAACATCAACACTTGTGGTGGTAGCGGTACCGGAATGGGGGGAAGTATTGAGAATGGTAGAGGGGCGAGACAGTCTAATCCCGCCGGTCTCAATGGAGCACACTCTCACTCCCTCGTTGGTGTGGGAGCCACTGGCAATTTCGTTACTGACTTTGCTCTGAAATACGTCAACACCATTGCAGTGAGGAAATCATAATGGCCATCATTAACTTTCCTCCCAATCCCAATCCTGGAGATCGCTTCACCGCGCCCAATGGTTTCACATACGAATTCAAGAACCCGCCCGGAGCATGGGTTATTTACTATGCCCCGTCAAGCCTTCCTTCCGGCTCGACGATGATTTTCCTGCAGCCGGCTGCTCCAACAGGCTGGACTCAGGTTACCACTGCCGGCTTCAGCGACTCCATGATCAAACTAATCACTGGATCCGGAGGCGCTACTACGGGTGGTAGCATCCCCTTCTCCACTTTTTTCACCACATCCTCCGCATATAACGGTACACTCACACTGACGTCTGGTCAGACAGGTGACTTCACCCTGTCGGAACAAACGATGGCCGCCCACAGTCACTTCTTCCCGTCAATCGTGGCTGGTAATGGAAGTGGCCGTATGATGGGCGGTAACTGCTGTAATGGTCCTGGTAATATCAACTCTTCATTTACCGGAGGCGGACAGTCTCACAACCACACGCTTGTCGGCGCAACAGCTGATGGTAACTTCGTCACGGACTTCTCACTGAAGTACGTCGACGCGATCGTCGCTTCCAGGAACTAAGGAGAAAGCAAATGGCAATTCTTGATTTCCCCTCCAGTCCTGCTCCGAACCAGGAATACATCGGTCCGAACACGGGTGTGGTGTATCGCTACAACGGCACGACTGGAGCGTGGGTTTTGGCCAACGACGCCCCGGGCGGCGGAGCTTTTCGGCCGGGGGCTGTGACGGTGTTTGTCCAGCCCGCCGCTCCCACAGGGTGGACACAAATCGCGGCCCCAGACTATAACGATGCGGCGATTCGTTTGGTGAACGTTGGAGGTGGAACCGGCGGCACGATTCCGTTCTCGTCTCTCTTCACCACTTCGACAGCGTACACCGGAACCGTCACGCTCAGCAGTGGAGCTGTGGGAGACACGACCCTGAACAACGACCAGATCGCCGCACACACTCACGTGATCGACCCAGTGCAGAGAAGTGGTGGATCGGGTGCAGAAATGGGGGGAAGCACGTCGAACGGAGCTTCAGGAACAGGAAGTCAAGCGTGGGGTGGTGGACAAACTCACACTCACTCGATCACATCTCAGCCAGTTGGCGCCACATTCTCATCTAACTTCAATATTCGCTACTCAAACGTGATCGTTTGCTCCAAGAGCTGATTACCAACCGTTGATGTAGAGAAAGGTAGTCAGGCAGAAGCGCCCCAGCCCCTTCCCCAGATCATCTGGCTCCATCGAGAGCGGGGTGACAGAGTGAAGGAAACAGGACGGGAATATGACAAGTCGATTGTTCCTAAGTTCGATGTCTTTTTCTAACGCATCGACTCGAAAGTCTCCGCCTGCAAATCTTCTCGGCTCTTTGTAAAGCCATATCAGACAAGTGAAGGCTGAGTTGTCTCTGTGAGGTAAGTAGTAGTCAGAATGCTCATAGTAGTGGAGAACAGTCTGATTCACGTTTGTGCTAAGAATCTGTCGCTCCCACAGTCCGAGAGCTGAGTAGAGGCCGGTGTCTCCCTGAAAAATCTTTCTCGCCAGTTGACTCAGAATCTGTCCCTCCTGCACTTCTGGGTGGTCACGAAAAGACATCCCCAGAGTCTGTTTAAGAAAATTTCCGTCCCCGTCTGTCGCTGACGGGCTCTTATCGGCGCTCATCAGTATATTTCCGGTCCTGAGCGATTCCATCGCTGACCATGCTATATTGAGTTCATCATCTGTGAAGTGATTGTCCTTCACATAAACACACTTGTCCATGTTACTTCAAATGGAAACGGAAAGCAAACAGTATATCAGCTTTGAGAGCGTCTTACCCGTTAAGACGTACTGGCAGCTGATCGATGAGTTTGACGGGATGCATAACTCGTTCATTTTCTCGAAAAATGAGCATTACCAGAATCCGACAGAGGCAAAGTTCTATCCGCTGTGGGGGGCGATTCAGAAACCCGGGGGAAAGGATTCGGTAGGAGACAATCTAGCTTTGATTAGTGTAGCAGAGATTCTTAAGTATAAAGCGCAGAAGGAGCTGAAGCGCCGTCTGAAGTTGACACGGGTCAATACCAATCTCCAGCTTTTCGGTCAGGAAGCCACTTTTCATGTCGATGGCGACTCCGACTCATGGACATTCCTCGTGTTCGTGTGTAAAGGGTGGAGCACCGAGTGGGGAGGTGAGTTCGTTGTGCAAACGGGCCCCTCCGACTATTCTTATGTCCCGTTCATGCCTAACAAGGGAGTCCTCTTCAACGCCAACCTTCCTCACAAGGGCTCAGCACCAAACCGTCTTTGCCCAGTACCTCGCACCTCCTTCGCAGCGACATTTGTCGAAGAGTAGGGTGAGGGTAAAATCTTTGAAAATAGTCTTAGCTCATGGCTTTTACGAATTACACGATCGTCCCTGAGGACAAGGTCGTTGTGATCGATGGGATTGTCTATACCGACGTGGATATGACTGGGATCCCCATTCATGTTCACGCGATTCAATGGTACGGCCTGCGGTCGCAGGGTGTGATCGAATATAAAGCGGACCCTGAAACAGGAGTTCTCCCCGCTCAAGGCTCTTTCACTGATCCGGCCACCTATCAGACACAGCTGAGTGCCGCGGAAAGCCCGTTGATCGCGTACGCGACATCGGACAATGTCACATATGAGGGCTACACCTACATGGAGGGTGAGCAGCTCATCGTCCGTAAGTGGCCAAATCCTCCTGTTCCAGCGGGTTTCACAACCACTGTGATTCTCGGCGAACTCGGACCTTTCCAAACCTGGCAGTGGGACGGGTCGACCTGGGTCGCCTCCTCCTTCCCCATCGAACTCAATCTTTCGGGCGCAAAAACATATCTGCGCTCACGTGTTGATGAGAACGTGAAGAGTTTGGTGAATCACCAGGCTCGTAACTACAGCATCGTCGAACTCTTCGATGTGCCCAGTGTCCGAGCCCTTCTTCCTGCGGATTCGGCCCTGAACGGCTACCCGACACTCGGAGACTACCAAGACGCGACTGACGCTGAAGCCGCCCCTCTGGTCTCTGAGATCGACGCTGCGACTTCCAAATCTCAGCTGTTTGATTTTGATCCCACAGTTCCAACTCCGCCTAACTACTGACACTCAGTCTTAAACCAATGAAGAAAGGAACATTCTGCCCGCTCATTCGGAAAAACTGCATCGAAAACAAGTGCCAGTGGTACTGTCAAGTTCGAGGAGTTAACCCGAATACAGGAGAACCGGTAGATGAGTGGCAATGCGCAGTCAATCTCATCCCCATTCTTCTCATCGAAAACTCACAACAACAGCGAAGCACCAGCGCAGCGGTCGAGTCCTTCCGTAATGAGACTGTCAAGCAAAGCGAAACACTGAACGAAGTACTCGTCCGTGCCGTGAACCAACAAATTGCTCTGTCTTCGATTCAAGAGGCAGACGTTCGATTTCTCCCCAATCCATAGAATTATAGGTTTTAGCCGTGCCTCTTTCCCGCGCTCAACTAATGGATGTCCCCGGCGGCCCTGGAGTCGTCGGAGCCGTCAAAGCCGGTACTGGTATCGACATCAGTCCGGACGGTACAATCTCTCTCCAAGGTGGTAGTGTCGGTGTGACTTCCGTCGGTGTCTCAGGCGGAAGCACTGGCCTCACCTTCGACAACAGTCCCGTCACATCAACGGGGACGATGACCATGGCTGGAATCCTGAGCGTCGCCAATGGCGGCACAGGAACCAATACTCAAGCCGGAGCCGCGAACTCGATCCTTCCTGACCAAAGCGGGAAGTCTGGTCAGTACCTCACGACTGACGGAAGCAATGTTAGTTGGGGTAGCGTCACTTCTGGCGTGAGCTCGGTTACCGCTGGTGCAGGTCTTCAAGGCGGCGGAACTGGAGCAGTCAGTCTCGCCTTGGCCAACAGCCCAGTGACGGCCGGTGACTACGTTAACTCCAATATCACCGTTGATGTTTATGGACGTGTGATTGCGGCTTCCAACGGCGCTCCCCCTCCGGCTCCTCCAGGAAACGCGAGCTTCACTTCTCCAGGATCGTGGACAGCCCCCACAGGTGTCACTCGTGTCTTCGTTTCTATGATCGGAGGCGGTGGCGGTGGCGGCGGAGACGGTTGTTGTAACACCGCCGGCGCTGGTGGTGGTGGCGGACAGGTCTATTCCTATGAGATTCCTGTCACCGCCGGATCGACCTACCCTGTGGAAGTCGGTGGTGGAGCCGGCGGTGGTGGTCCCTTCAACCCAGGTGGTCGTAGCGGTGGAACAGGAGGAACCTCTAGCGTTCTCGGCATCTCTGTCGGAGGTGGTGGTGGTGGTCAAGGCGGCGGCTGCGGTGGCGGAGGAGGAGGATCCCCGAGTGGCTCCCCCGGCGGATGCGGAAGCGGTGGCGGTGGGGCCGGCGGAACAGGAAACCTTGTTGGCTACGGACGCGGAGGTCCCGGCTCTAACGGCGGCCATAACGGTGGTGGCACCGGAACCCCCGGATTTGTTTACATCAGCTGGTAATTTCGATGAAAAAAGGTTTAGTTTCCCCCGGGCAAATTGCCTACGGGCAAGTTATCTATCCGGCGCAGATTGTTCAAACCGATGAACTTGGCCCGCTGATTATTCAAGTAGAAAACATCGGGGATGATTTCCCGGTTGGCGAGCCCTTCTATTGGGTCGATGTCCCAGACGAAACCGTCGCTGGAGACGCCTACTACGACACAACACTTTCTTTGGCGTTTGCCATAGGCACACGGCTTTGCTACGCCACTCAGGATATCGTTTATCCCAACCCCGGCGGAGTTGGAGAGACTCAATATGCGGAATTAGGGAATCTTGTCATCTCGTCCCCGGCCATCGCCCTACCCCCACAGTATTGCACTGATGAGATCCCACCTCTGGGCGGGGTGGAACAGGTTCTGTATTGGTTCGAAAACGCCTGGGTCTGGTCCTACTTCGATCCAAATGACTACAGCACAGTGCCCGAGGCCAAGGCCCTTTTGATCACAGAGACCTATCAATATGGCGCGTTAGCTGTCAATATTCAAAGCTCGATTTATTCGATCGCTCAGCTTATTGGCGGTGACCTGACCACACTCCCCACTAAGGACTACCCTGGGTACACGATCGATTCGTACCAGACCTTTATTGATGTGGAAGTAGAGGCACAAATTGTAACCATCAATGCCTGCACCACGCTAGATCAGCTCTTCGCGATCAACCCAGAGGGGCTGGACACTAACCCGGTTCTCTAACGCCAGCGAGGTCCTACGGCCCACCCTACAAGGGACTTCCTGATTCCTTTCTTGACGGGTCTCACTCTGTGAACCGCCTTCGAGTCAAAGATTATTAGGGTGCCCTTGTCTTGTGGTGCTTGGTACATCTTATGGTCGTACCCTAGAAACTGAAACTGTCCACCCTCGTATTCAGAGGGATCTGACAAAATCAGAGAGAATGAAAGTTTGCGAGTTACCTGAGTC